TGTTTATTGATTGTAGAATCATAGTGTTTTTTCAAATCGTCATAACGTTTTTTAAAAACACGATCTTCAGCTTTTGCAGGGCGTTCAGCGATAGGAGTAGCCTGTTGATCTAATTTGTCTGCAGTCTCTTCAGATGCATCGGTGTCCTTCTGTTCGGTTGCTGCTTCTGCTTCTTTTTCTCTTTGTTCCCTATGAAACTTTGACAATTCACCTTTAGCAAATGCCTCTACTTCTGGATCTTCATCTCCATGATCCTTACTATAAGGATTTACTTTTTGCATAATTGACTTAGTTTCTTCAGAAACTTTTTTTTCTTCTTCCATTATTTTTACCTATTGGTTGAGTGCCTTATGGATAAGGGTAGCTCGATTCCATAATTGTTTGTGGGCTGATACTATGCTTCCATCATACCAGAATCTATTTCATCAATTTCAGATTGCATCATAGATTCTTCTGAGTCTGCCATTTGTGTATCAGGTGGCACAGGTTGTGATTGTTGTTCCATCGTATTATCCATACCAGGAACAGAACTTTCTAAATCAGCAATAAAACTAGTTACTGCTTCCATCTCAGTCTGTCCGCCATATCTTTTTGTAGCAAAATTTTTTACTACAGATACTGGTATTATAACATTCTCTTCAGATGTTCCTGCTTGATCCAATAAAGGAGTTAGTTCAGGAGCAATCTTTTTGAGAGCATTAATAACAGATGGAGATAAAACTGTAGCTAATACAGCTTTATCTTGATCTGTTAAATTTTCTACTTTTTCTATAAGACTCATCTCTTGAGGTGAATCTACTGGCATTTCTTTTGGTTGTTCTACTGGTATTTGTTTAGGCTGTTCAGATTTAGCTTTTGCCATACCTGCTGGCATTTTTATACTAGATAAATCTGGAGCAGATACTTTTGTAGCATCTGTATTCATCATACCTGTTGTTGTAGGTTGATTTTTAGTAACTGTTCCTTTCATATTCGTTATTGCCATTGTTTCTCCCTAATAAAATTAAGATATCCAGTCTAAATTTTTATATTTATTTTTATTTAAATTTATGACGTAAGATTTTACATTATTTTCACATGTAATCATACCCATATGTTTAGTATATAATTTGTCTAGTGATGTTTCACCTGTGATAGTATAAACTAAACCTAATTTATTTTCTATAGCTTGTTTTTCTACTTCTTGAATACATAGTTTCATAGCTTTAAAAAGTTTTATTTTACCTATTTTTGGATTTGAAAATAACCCATACATAAATCCAAACTTAGCCTTTTTATCTATATATAATCCAGCCGCACAAATTTTTTCTGTATCACTAACTATTATACCTAAAGGTGGTAACATTTCTTTAGGAATAGCTAGATCCCAATTTCTATCCTTACACCATTTACTAATAATAGGATAGTCTTTATTTAAATCCCATTTTTTAATTTGCATTTAATGTATTGACATTATGTTTGTCAATAATAGTTTCGTAGCTTTTCCAATTATTAAAAAAATCTTCTTCGTTATTAATTAATTGATCTTGCTCACTTACTTCAAAGTAATCTGTAAATAAAATATCATCAATTAAAATTCTTCTATTCTCTGATCCAAATACATATACAGTATTTAAATTATCACCTAATGATTTACCATGTTTAGTATCTCTAACTCTTAACCAAGTACCATCTTCATTTACCATATGGCTTCCTGAAACTTTAATACCTTTGTAATCATATAATTCTGTATTTAAGAATTTACCTACCGCAAATACTTTACCACCTATTGCAACATTATCTCCTAAATTAACTTTCTCTACTGGTTTTTTAGAACCATCAAACATTGTAATTAGTGTGCCTTTAATGAAACAACCACCACTGCCACCTCCACCACCACTAGCTCCTGGAGCAACTCCACCTGTAGCTAAATCAGCTTCCTGTTTTTTCTTTTGTGCTGCTGCTATTTGTGCATTATATCTATCTTTTCTTTCTTGAAATCTTTTTGCTTTTGCTGTATCTCCTTTAGCAAGAGCTCTATCAATAGTTTTTTGTACTGTAGATACTCTTTTTCTAGCACCTGCCATTATATCACCATTTACAGATGTTCTATTCATTCCTATAAATACATTTTCTATTGCACTTGTAGTTACTGAACCATCAGGGTTTACTGCTGATGCTATTCTTCCAGGATCTACGCTAGAACCTAACTCACCTCTAGTTTTATATCCTAAAGAATCTAAAGCATTTTTATTTGAGTTATTAAGTGCTACTTGCTGTGGCCCAACAAAAGATTCTGCCATTCCTTTTAGTATGTTAGTTGCACCTTTTGCTATTTGAAAAGTCATACTTTTTTCAGGGTCAAAAAGTTTTTTAACTTTTTCTTCTGCTACTTTTAATACATTTTTTTTAGTTGTAGTTCCTTCTTCACCTAAAAAAGATTTATCTATACTTTCTTTAGTAAATGTTCCTTGGTCAATAGGAGTTGTAGCAGTTTTTGCACCAGTTAATGTTCCTGTAGGAACTGTTCTAGGCCCTTTTGAAAAGTCTGCTATTTCTGGTGCTGCTTTAATTATTTCAAAAGTTCCTTCATAATTTTTTCTAGCAGCATCCATTTCATTTCTTGCAGCATCTATATCAGCTTTATTTTGTAATCTATCTTCTGTTGATAAAGGTTGCCTACCCATTGCAAAATCTCTATTTCTTTCTGCAATAGCATTATAGTTAGCAACAGCTTTATCGTAGGCTTCTTTTTCTCTTAATCCTTCTACTTGTATAGCACCTTGATTAATATCAGTTCTATCTCTAGTAGGAACAATACCAGTATCTTGTCCTGCAAGTGTAGTAGCGTCTTTTTGAATATTTTCTAGTTGTCCTGCACCAGTAAGATCTAATTGATCACCTGCACCTCCACCGCCAGAAGTTTCAATTCTTTGACATACACCATCAACTAATTTAAATCCAGGTGGGCATGGATCTGTAGTTGTATCATCATCATCACTCGTTGGAGGAGTGTAAGCTGCTTGATCTATCTCAGGTAATTTTAAATCAGGAAGTTTTACAAATCCAACTTCTTTTATTCTATATGCACCTGTAGCATCTTGTTCTAGTTGAAAAGTTCCACCGCCAACTCTATTTGAATCAAATGTTTTAATTGTCATAATTAGTTTTGCTCTGCTTGTTCGCTTGTTCTAGGTTGAGTATTTGCCGCACTAAAGCCAGCTTCCCCTGGCATCGGTACATTGCCTGTTCCGATGTTGCCACCTCCAGCTCCTGATGGATCTGTTG